CTGCCCTACGTGAGATCCAAGAAAAGGGACGCGCTGACAAGGGAACAGTTGAGTCCGTAGCAGCCGGGGTTTGGCGTGGCTTCCAGATGTTTGCCGATCCGTTTGCATCTGAAACGATGTTCTACGAGCGCCTTCGTGACGTCATGCCGCAAGAGTTCTTGTTTGGACGTGGCGGCGTCACTGCAACGGGATCAACCATTTACGGTGAAGGTGAAGCCCTCACCGAACAAGCTCGTAAAGCGTTCAACCACCTGATGTTTGGGTTTGTTCCCAACGTGGGAACTATGCTTGTAGAAGAGAGATCAGGCCAGCTGCGGGAAGGGCGCTTGCTCCGTGCCTACACAGGCACACCAGATGCTCAGGGTCAGATTACAGACCCCGCAAAAGAGATCGCCCGATTGGTCACTGGCTTTACGCCAATGCGTTTTGATACAAGAACCGACGCTCGATACATGGGTTCCGAGTATCTTCCCCTTCGCAGCGACGCACGAGGCCGCGCACTTCGTATAATCCGTGACGCAGCCGTCACACAGCCGGACATCGAACAGGGTTGGTCGACCTACCTTGATGATCTATACCGCGCTCAAAGCCAGCTGTATCGCGGCGTTGAGGCCATGCGCGCCATGAGCATGACGGAAGAGCAAATCCGGTATGCCCTGATCAACCAAGCAGGTCTCGGTACAGCAGAAGCCAACGGCATCATCGATGGACGCTTTACACCAACGCCACCTTCCGAGGAAACAGCTGCGGATATCCAAGCACAGCTTAACCGGGAAGGACGCACCCGTGTTCTTGAACAGATCGACTTTGGCGCTCTCAACCGCATGACATCAGAGCGGGTCAATGAGCCATTGCGCTCGGCACAAGAACAAAGACCCACGGCTCCTGGTCCTCGGTCCTCGGCTCCTGTTGACCGGTTTGGCGGAATAGTCACACAGCGCGCCCCTGTTTCTGCGCCTGCGCCGTCAGTTGACCGGTTTGGCGGAGTCGTGGGTCAGCAGCCGGCAGCGGCCCCCACTCAGAGGCTTGCTCCTATCCCAACACCCGCACCAACTCTGCCGCCGGTGAACATACCAAGCGTACTTCCCGCAGCACGGCAGCAAGCGGTACGGACAGCGCCGTCAGTTCTGGGGGAAAGCCCTATTGACCAAGCGGCCAATAGGGAAATCTTGGACAGGCAGGATTAGACGTCCACCTCAACAGCCATGCGAACACCGTTTCCTCCAAAGAGCTTGATCAGTTCGTCGCAGTAAAGGGTTGTGTCCTCGAGGATTTCGTTGTCCTCGGAAAGGGAGGCGAGGTTCATGGCAATGCCGACCAACTCGAGCAGCGCCTGAACCTGCATAGGATGCATGTCTTTAAAACCAAGAGATTTAAAATTTGGGTCAATCATCCGACCTCTCCCCAATTGTTGCCAAGTTCTTCGTCCACTTTGGACGGCACCTTGAGGACATGGGAGAGGCCGTTCTCCATTATCTCTGTAATGCGAGACGCCTGCTCTTGGCCCTCTACAGAGAAGCATAGCTCATCGTGAACCGTGAGCATAGGAAGAAGTCCCTCGGCATAGCAATCAGCCATCGCTTTTTTCGTCTGGTCTGCCGCCGATCCTTGAATAAGTTTGTTTAAGGCCTTGTAAGTAAAGGCTCTTGTCAGGGGCTGACCGTATTCTTTTATCGCATCCTCATAGGGGAGCGGCTTTTTGTAGCCAAAGGTTCTGGGCTCCCACAGATGGAAGTTACAGCGGCGACCAAGCAGGGTGCGGATGACCCCGTGCTTTGCGGCTTGCTGCATTGCAACGTCGGCTAGGCCTTTCACAAACGGAACCTTTTCGTGGTGGGTCTGCAGTAGGTCCTTAGCTGCCTCTTCCGAGATCCCAAGCTGCGCTGCAAGCTTGCCTTTACCCATGCCATACATAATCCCGAGGTTGACCACCTTGGCCTCTTTACGGCTGATGCCTGCGAAGTCAGCGACCATCTGGTGCAGGTCGACATCGCCTTCATGGTATGCAGAGACAATGCTGTCGATCATATCATGGCGATGCTGACCGCCCATGCTTGCCGCAAAGTGTACGAGCAGGCGTGGCTCCTGTGAGGAGTAGTCGAACGATCCCCACTTGCAGCCATCCTCAGGTATAAACAGGCCACGGATCAGCTTTTTAATCTCAGGGTCACGCGCAGGAATCTGTTGTAGGTTTGGGTTGGAGGACGAAAAGCGCCCCGTTACTGTCCCACCGTCATCGCTGCGCAGCTGATGAAATTCCGTGTGGATCCGACCCTTGTGCTCGTGTTTGAGGATCGTATCGATAAACGTGCTGTCGGCCTTGTCGGTTTCCCGAAGCTTGACGATAGCCTGTGCCACCTCGTTTTCGTGCGCCTGCAAATACTGCTTGGTGAACGACGGTGCGCCTGCCTCGGTCTTGGGGTAGGACAGACCCATGGACTCAAAGACCTTGGCCACAGAGGCAGCAGCCCATGGCTCAATGGTGACCCCTGTCTTGTCTTTGATGTAGGTGGTGAGTTCTGTCTTACGCTTGCGCAGGTGCTTGCGCGCCTGCTCCGCCGCATCGAGGTCTACCCGCACACCCATCTGACGCATGTCGCACATCATAGGTATGAGCGAGGTCTCCAGTTCCCAAATGCTCCACAGGTCGAGTTTGTCCAACTCAATCTTGAGCCGCTCCCACAGGCGCAGCGTCATGGCGGCGTCCTGCTCAGCGTACAGGCCCACATACTTGGGCGGCAGCTTCCACATCTCAGCCTTGGGATCAATGCCCCACTCAGCCGCAGCTGCGCGCAAGAGCTTCTCGTTCTTCCGCTCCTCGAGGTAGTCTCGGCCTAAGTTGTTGAGGCTGTAGGAGAACCGGTTCTCGTCCACGATGGCGCCAGTGATCATGGTATCGATGATCCGACCTTGGACCTCGACCCCTTCAGCCCGAAGCCAACCCAAGTCATAGGTGGCGTTGTGCATGATCTTGTCGATCCGAGGCGTAGCCATCTGGGTCTTCAGCCATTTCATCACGATCTTTGGATCTAGGTTGTGCCCGTTGTCATGTTTAATCGGAAAGTACCAACTCTCTTCCCCCGCAGCCACCGCGATGCCGACAATGAAGCCGTCCTTCCGTGCCCACCCTGGACCAAGCGTGGTTAGGTTTGGGTCGCATGTCTCGAGGTCAATCGCGATCTGTTTGTACCCTGTCAGGTCAGGATATCCCGCAGGCATGTGCCACTCGAGTTCCGCGCCCTCGTTCATCTGGGTCGCGATCAAGTGGTCTTTGTCAAAGAGTTCACTCTGCATCTTCAAACTCCCCGCCCAATGCCGAATACGCAGCCTTGTCTACCCACGAATCCTCGTGGTCGAGCGTCTCAAGCAGGCGGCTTGTCTTCACCCAATCCATCATCAACGCAACGTGAGCAGGTTGTATCCCGCCATGTTTTTTAAACGCAGCCATAGCGATCACGTTCCATCCGTCAGCAATCCGCTGATGGTTAAGTTGAGCATCACCATAATCCTTGGCTCGATCTCCGTTGATCAGGGTCTGGGCTGTGTGGAGAATGTCGTCACGTTTCATATGTAATACCTGTATTTTTTGTCCGACTCTAAAAGGTAGAGGTTCTGCTTTGCGCGGGTTACCGCCACGTAAAGCGCCCTCATCTCATCATCAGGATGCTTGCTCTCGATGCAGGACATGGAAGACCCAAGGTACACGATGCAGTTGTCGTCTTCCCCACCTTTCATGGCGTGGAATGTGCTGATCTTGATCCTTGGTTCTTGGTTCAGGTCCTCACCCCGTGCCTGCAACGCGCGTATATACATCCGCTCGTCATAGCTTACACGCAGGACATCGTATGCCTCAAGGCTTTGCGCCCCTAGCCAACCAAACTCTCGTGCCAGATCGTCATATCCAAGCGTACCCTCGGGGTCTGCCGCATCCAAAAGCTTGGTTGCACCACGACGCACAATCGCGCCATCCCCTGTCTTAGGTACAGCCGCATAGAGATCCTTGATCAGCTGCAGGGAAACCCTTTCACCAATCGACAGCCTTCTCCACGTTTCCATGTTCTGCAGGAGCATTGGGCTGATCGAGGGCTTACCCTTGATGCTGTAGTAATAACCCATGCGCTCAAGCTGTTGGGCTATGTCGCGGCAAAACGCATTGAGCCGAGCCATGATGGTCCACGAATCCTCGTCTAGTGCCACGTCATCCAACCGCATGATTGTGTTTACGGTCCCCTCTTCGTCCCGAGGCAGGAATTTCTTTTCAAGGCGCTCACCAATGCGTGAGGATATACGCTGCGCCAGTTCCCAAACAGAACGTGGGAGGCGGTAGGATTGTGATAGTACCTCTACGTTCTTGGAGCATTCAATGAACAGCCTCACATCAACGCCCGTCCATCTGTGGATTGCTTGGTCGTCATCCCCCGCAATCACAACCTCCTGTGCATGCTCCGCCATCTTCGAGACCATCCGCCATTGCAGGGGCGTGAGGTCCTGCGCCTCATCCACGATAAGCAGATCAAAGAAGGAAGGCTCGGCCCGTTGGATGTAGTGGTCGATCATGTCGACAAAATCCAACTTGCCCATCTTGGCTTTGTACTCTTCCGTCTGCCCGTGGATCTGCACAAGCTTCTGGTAGTTGAGCGAGTAGTCAGCTAGATCGTTGTACTCCTCCTCGAGCGTGACCTCACGATACCGTGAGCGCATCGAGGCCTGCATGTACTTGGCCCCGCTTCCGCCTATAGTCGGCAGCTGCACACCGTCATCCACGGACGTGCGATCTGCGCCTTGGAAATCCACACCAAGGATCTTGCCCAGTTCGCCGTAGTCCTGTCGGGACATGACATCTGTTCTCGACAAACCAAGCGCGTTGTAGCCCGTGGCATGCAGGGTTTTGAAATGCGGGAAGTCCTCACGCGTAAGATTGAACTCAGTACAGGCGCGCTCTATCGCTTCTCTGATCGCCTTGGTCGTAAACGAAACAAACGCAATGCGGGATGGATGCACTCCTCGATCCAGTGCTTCACGCACCAACCCGATCAAAGTGTAGGTCTTACCACATCCTGGAGGTCCCAAGATCAGGCGGCTATTCGGTATCGGAATCATTTTTCCGCTCCTCGATCCAAGCTACTATGTCCTCGTAAACCCAACGCACGGCCACCCTCTTGGCATCGCCGTCGCCCAGTCGAACAGGCTTTGGAAAACGTCCTTGCTGCATCCATTTATATACTGCGGACTCGGACACATTGAGTAACTCTGCAACTTCTTTTGCGCGCAGCAGTTTAGAATGGGATATCATTGTCAATCTCCTGTATGTCGAGTTCGATCTCGTCGTCCTCAAACTCGGGTACCCACCAGACACGGATCGTGGTCCTTGATCCGTCTTCCTTGGTTATGCTTTTGTGTCCGTGGCACTCACTGTTGTTGTTCAGCTGCTTCAGCTGTTCTTGGATCTGAGCCCTGTTGTAGTGCGTGAAGTGACGCTGCCGCAGGAACTCCTGCAAACCTGACAGCTTGAACATCGTGTATCCGTCCTCGGTCCACGGTTTGCCGATCTGCATTTCTGCGGCCTCCCGTGCTTGGATCCGGCTCGAGCAGAAAATTCGCAGCAGTTCCTTGAACTCCCCACGCACAGTCAGTTCTTCTGGCGCATCGAGGCGTGTGGCTTCCGCCATAAGGTTGGACATCATCACCTCCCAATCCGCCTGCTTGATCTTCGGCGGGTAGAGAGTGGACTGTTCGATCACGGCCCTTTGCCATAGGTTCTGGTTCTGCAGCTGTTCAGTGTTCAACTCAATGCGGTTGCCGTCCACATCCATGAAGTACATGCGCGGCTCCGACATCAAGATTGTAAGGCCACCGATCTTCGGCATATCGATTGAGGTTGTGCCCACCCCGTACTTACGCGTCTTACATAGCACAACATCGCAGTGGCTTTTGAAGGGCTCATCGTTGCAGGTGTAAAAATAATCTTTTTTGTTTAAGGACTTATTCACGCCCTGCACCTCGCCCGACGGTAACGGGGTCGTGAACAGCTTGTGGTTCATTGCCTCGAACTCTTCGACCCAATCGTCTGGGGATTTAAGCCGGCAGTATACACCGCACATGAACAGGGTCTTGTTCCGCTCACTGCTCACTGGCCCATCCGCAAAGATGTGCTCCAAGCAGGGCGGCCCATCCGTAAACAGCTTACGCTTCTTTGAAAGCTTGATCCCCTCAAGCGAGGACACAGGAACGCGGGATCCCTCTACTAAATCCAAGAACTCCTCGAGGTTCAAACTCTCGCCGTTATCATCAAATGCATAGCGCATGGTTAACTCTGCATTTTGATACGGCATGTTAATAAAATTTCCCACGTCCCCACGATCCGCGAGGATGCGATCCTGCTTTGGAAATATCTCACAGCCGCTAAAGCCCAAGGCGATAGAGAACTCCGTCAGATACTCTCGGATCAGGGATGCGTCGTAGAACTGATCGAGAAACAAATAGAGATGCGCCCCGCCGGACTTGGTGCGGCAGTGAACAAACGGAAGCTTCAGCTTCTGTATCTTTTGTTGAAGGGCCTTGTGGTCGAGATCGTATTGATCGATATCGAGCGCACCCCATTTGCACTGGTTGCTTTCGTTGATCGGGATAGCACCGACACCAAGACCTCCATCCAAATGTGCCTGTACTTTTTCCTCGGTCAGGGGTTCGCGCACGATGCGGCTATCAGCTTCCGCTTTTCCTGTGCGTCCTACCCGCCCAACCTTTGTCGTTCCGTGAGCGACAGTCGAGCCTTCGAAAGCAGCCAACATTCTTGCTGCGTGTGACATTGCTTACTCCGGTGAAAAGTGGGGGACGGCATTGAACTCTCACAGGAACCGTCCCCCGAAGGGCTGCTCAGAACGGGATGTCCCCATCCTGTTCGTGCGAAGGAGAGGATGAGGCGGACACACCCTCCTCCGGCGCAGCCTTTACCTCGCCCGCCGCGACAGAGTCACGGAAGGCTTTGGCTTCGAGCAAGAGATCACGGCTCTCGATTGTGCCAACCTTCTCGACTGACCAGTTGGACCATGAACCTTTGTCATTGGACTCCTCAACGGAGAACAAGCGCCACATAGTGGCATACACAGGTGGCGTGATCATGTTGCCCGTCTTCGGGTGCTTGATCTTTGCCATGGCGATCTGTGTCTTCCAACGGCGGCTGACCTTCAACTGCGTCGACTTCATGTCGATCACAGCAGGTTGATAGCTGCCGTCTTCTTCTACGATAAGGCAGAAGTGTTGGTCGGACTTGACCAACTCATTACCACTGGGCAGCAACTCACGGGCCCCAGAGCGCGTGGTCTGTTGCAGCACAGGGTTGTTCGGAGCGATCTCACCACGGAACCCGCCGCCCATGTCGAGGGGGACAAACTCCAGATACTTGGTGGTCTGGTAACAGGGGATCACAGTGATGCCCTTCTCGCCGTCCCAGAACTGGCCCGTCACGTTGTTGAAGATGTCGCTCGAGGATGCGCCCTCGATGTACTCAGCCTTCTTCTTGTTCAGCTGTGGCGACATGGGCTGTAGCAAACGGACAAACGGGATCTGCATCTCGCTGCTGTCAAAGGCTGCGCCCTCTCCTGCGTGTTCGAAGATGTCTTCCAATACATCCGTTGATACGGCGGTTTCTTTTTTGGTGGCAACTGCAGTACTCATTTTGCTTTCCTCTTGATCTCAGCGGTGTTTGCGACGAAGGCCCCGAACATGTCGAGGTCAATTGGTTTGCCCGCCTCCACGCGCTCCTTAACAAACGCGCGAAGAGTGGAAGGGTGAATGTGGGTCTTGGTGCTTGGCTCAAAGCCCCGCTCTTCCAACATACCAACCACGTCACCTGCGATGTTGTCCTCGCCCTTACCGAACGAAACGATCACATCGTTTTTGATGATGTCATCCAAGCCCTGCTCACGCAGCCAAGAGAACGCGTCCTCTCTGCGGTCGACAGGGATCGATGCATGGACCATCATCTTACGGCTCACTGTCACGCCATCAACGTCCACGCGTTCAACTCCCATCTCATCCATCAGTGATGGAATGAGCTCTACAGAGAGCTTGTGCTTCTCGGCTTTAAGTGTTTTGACGTGCTGCTCAGCATCAGCAATCTGCTGCTCCACGTTCCGCAAGGAGCGGACTAGGTTGCTGAGGTTTTTGCCGGTCTCGGTATCCACACTTTCGAGCGCACCGGCCTCGTCGAAAATGTCATCAAAGATGTCAGTCATAAGTTTTTCCTCTTCAGGGTTGTCAGGGCCACTGGATTGTGGCATCCATGTTATGGACACTATGGAGGCTTATCGTGACTGTCAACTACAATTTTAAACTTTCTCCGTTCAAGCATCAGCATGATGCGCTATGTAGCGGGATGAAACGCAAAGAGTTTGGCTACTTCATGGAGATGGGGACGGGGAAATCCAAAGTCCTGATCGACAACATCGGAATGTTGCACCTCGATGGCCGAATCAATTTCGCCCTGATCATCGCACCGAAGGGTGTGTACCGCAATTGGGTGACCAAAGAGATCCCCGAGCATATGTCGGATGACGTAAACTACAGGGTGATCCGTTGGGTAGCCAACCCGAACAAGCAGCAGCAGGCTGAACTCAAGTCCGTACAAACGCCGTACGATGGGCTGACCTTGTTCGTGATGAATGTCGAGGCGTTTTCCACGCTTC